GAGAAACGAGCTGAGATGATCGCACAGGGTATGGGTGATCCACGCAAGCTGTATGTGCGGTTCAACGGGGTGGTGTGATGGGTATTCGTAGCTGGTTTGCAAGGCAGATCCTGACCACCCGCTACGGGCGCGCTGAAGGCCGGCGGATGTACGAAGGCGCACGCCGCAACAGGTTGCTGCATGACCTGATCGCACCGACCACCTCAGCTGATGCCGAGCTACGCGTCAGCCTGACGGTGCTGCGTGACCGTGCGCATCAGTTGTGTCGTGATAATCCATATGCACGACAAGCAAAGCGTACGACGCAGATCAATGTGGTGGGTCCACGTGGCATCCAGATGCAGGCGCAGATCATGAAGGCAAACGGTACGGAGAAAGATACCCGTCGATGCCGACTGATGGAAGAAACCTGGCGGCGGTGGTGCCGGCCGGATACGTGTGATGTAGCAGGCCGGTTGAGTTTCCACGGTTTTGAGATGATGATTGCCGGCAGCCTGCCGGAATCAGGTGAATGCTTGATCAGGATCGTGCGGCAACCGATGGGTGCTGGCCGTGTACCGCTAGCACTGGAGTTGATCGAAGCGCACCAGCTTGATGAAGAAAAGTCTGGCGTAAGCGATCGGCCTGGCCATGAATGGCGGCTTGGGGTTGAGATCAACCAATGGGGACGACCAACACGGTATGCGATCCTGACGCGTCATCCGGGTGATGTGGAGCTAGGCCTGAACCGTCGTGGTGCGCAGGAGAAGCATGTCTACGTGGATGCTGCAGACATGATCCATGTGTACATGCCAGAGCGGATTGGCCAGAACCGTGGCGTGCCATGGCTGGCAAGTGTGATCACAACGGTGCATGGTCTTTCGGAATACGAGAAAGCGCACCTGGTGCGGAAGCGCGTTCAGGCGGCGTCGCTGGGCTGGATACAAACACCCGAAGGCGAACTGATCGGCGATACGGTCGAGAATGGTCAGCGCCTGATCAACACAGAGCCTGGAAGCTGGAACTACCTGGATCCTGGCCAGGTTCCGGTACCTCCCAGTTTTGGGCCTGATGATGGGCAATACGAGGCGGTGGTAAAGAATCTTACTCGGCGGTTTGCTGCAGGGTTTGGCTGTAGCTACGCCACGATCAGCAAGGACTTTGGTGATACGAACTACAGCAGTATGCGCACCAGCGTGCTGGAAGATCGTGACCACTGGCGGGTGGTGCAGAGCGAGCTAATCCAGCTGTTCCATCAGCGCGTCTTCGAGGAATGGTTACGCGCTGCAATGCTCGTTGGTGAACTGCCATCTCCTGCGTTCTCCGACTATTGGACTCGTCCAGCAAGGTATAACGCTCCGCGCTGGCAAGCTAGATCTTGGGACTGGATAGATCCGGCTAAGGATCTCAAGGCTGTAGAAATAGCACGTGCGTTAATGCTTGAATCTCATTCTCAGCAGATAGCGAACTACAGCGGTGAACAGTTTGAGCAAGTGGTTGCGCAAATTGCCATGGAGAATGAGCTAAAGGAATCTTTGGGTTTGATGCCAACGGTTGAGCAGCCGCCTGAGCCCGTTGCAGAGCCGCCAGATGTGGAGGAGCCAGACGACGTAGGCGACGACGAATCGGATGATATGCCACCAGCGCCCGTAGGAGGTGCAGATCCGGAACCCAGAAGCTAGGATAGGTGTGCCTCAGCGGGTTGCAGCCCCTGAGGCATGACCAACCTGGGAGGACAGGCTGATGAGCCAAGTATCGCAGAACGGCCGGCGAAAGCGTCGGCCGTGGACAGCGCAAGATCAGATCGTTGCGGAGGTGGCGGCGGCTTGTGGTGTGGGCTGCAAGCCTATTGCTCGCTTTTTGGGTCGATCGGATGGCACTGTGATTACTCACCTGCTACCAGACGCTGCGGCAAAAGTTCGCCGCCGTAATCAGCGATATTACGAAGCCAATTCCGCTCAGGAGCGTGAGCGCAAAATGCGCTATCGCAGGGCCAATCCTGAAAGGGTGCGGGAAGACGCTCGTCGTCGATACAGGGCAAACCCGGAAAAAGAACGTGAAAGGGTCCGTCGTTGGCAGAAAGCAAATCCTGAAAAGGTAATTGAAATACAGCGTCGCGTGCATATCAATAACCCAGGTAATGCGCGAGAAAGATGCCGCCGTCGCAGAGAGTGGCGTCGTGCTGCCCGTCGAGCTGCACTTCAGCCAATGACCCGTCAGCAGATTGACGCCCGCTTTGCTCTATGGCGCAATCGCTGCGCATTCTGTGGTGTGGCCGCCAGCGACCCTCGCAATCATGGGCGCCAACGCCTCACCGTAGAACATGCGATGGCACTGACCAATGGTGGGATTGACGAGGCGAGCAACATCTTGCCGGCTTGCACGGCTTGCAACTCCAGCAAATGCAACTCACTTATTGGGGACTGGTATCGCCGGCAGCCATTCTTCACACCTGCCCGCTGGGCCAAGATACAGAAGCACTGCCCTGCCGCTGTGGTCGGCCAGCTGCCACTGGCGCTGGCGGCATAGCTGTGCCTAACAATCCGTAACCTGAGATTAGCGACTGTCAAACATTGGACCTAGCGAAGTTGAAAGGCACTCAACGGCGTGAGCTGCCGATGGGTTTACAAATCGAGGAAAAGACTGACGAAACGTTGACGTTTTCGTTCAGCTCCGAGGCACCGGTTGAGCGGTGGTTCGGCCGTGAGATCCTGCTGCATGAGCCAGAGGCGATGGACCTAAGCCGGATGAATGACGGTGCGCCTTGGCTCTGGAACCACAACAGAGACGTGGTTCTGGGCGTGGTGGAGAAAGGCTGGCTTGGCGATGATCGTCGGCTGTATTCCACCGTCCGCTGGAGCCCGAACACCACCGAACGTGGAACGGAAGAATACAAGCGGCGCCAGGACGTAGAAGCCGGCATCGTCCGTAATGTCAGCTTTGCGTATGAGATCAATGATCTTGAGGAACGAGCTGATGGGTTTTATGTGACCAACTGGAACGTGCTGGAGGTGAGCAGCGTCAGCGTGCCAGCGGATCAGACCGTGGGGTTAGGCCGCGCGATGGATGAACCAGCTGCTGAACCTGAAGCTGCAGAACCCGAAGCATCAGCGAGTGTTGCAGCCAAAGAGCTAATCGTGTCGGTTGATATGGACGCGATCAAATCAGCGATTGATGAATCGCTCCATAGTATGAAACTGCAGACCGCCGAGCGGACTGATTCACCTGATGAAAAGCCAATGACCACCGAAATCAACGTGGCGGAGGTGCAACAGGACGCTCGGAGGGCCGAGCGTGAGCGTGTTGCCACCATCCGCGGCATGTGCGAACAGTTCAACCTGTCCGAGCTTGCCGAGAAGCTCATTAACGATGACGCCAGCATTGATGCTGCGCGTGCTGTCGTGATGGAGCAGATCGGGATGCGTAAGGTCGAGTACCAGGGCCGCGTGCATGATGCAGGCGCTGCTGAGATCGGCCTGAGCAAGCGCGAGAAGCAGAACTACAGCTTCCTGCGTGTTGCGCAGTACCTGGCTGATCCGAACCCGCGCACGGCTGAGGCAGCTGCATTTGAGCTGGATGTAGCCCGTGCTGCACAGGCCAAGCACAGCCGTTCGGCAAATGGTGTGCTGATCCCCTGGGAGGTGCTCGGTGCAAACCGTGCTGCTGAAACCCCTGGGCAGGTGGTCGGCACCTTCGGCGATGGTGGTGCACTGGTTGGTACGAATCGGCTTGATGCGCAGTTCATTGATCTGATCCGCAACCGTTCGGCATTTCTGAACAGCGGCCTGACGATGCTATCGGGTCTTGAGGGCAACGTTGAGATCCCCAAGAAGCTGACCAGCTCCAGCTACTACTTCGTGGGTGAGAACACGGATGTCACCAACTCGAAGCTGACCTTCGGGCTGGTGAACATGATCCCGCGGACGATTGGCGTGCGGGTACCGATCAGCCGGCGGATGATGATCCAGTCAAGCCCTGACATCGAGAATCTGGTGCGGCTTGATATGGCGGAATCGGTGGCGCTTGGGATGGATTACACCATCGGCTACGGCACCGGCTCCAACGGCCAGCCGCTTGGGATTATCAACACCACCGGCATCGGTTCGGTGACGTTCGGCGGTGGCACGACGAAGGATTTCCCGGCCAGCCTTGGCGGTGGATCTTCGATCAACTGCGGCGACTGGGCTGATTACGTGGATCTGGAAACCGAGCTGGCGATCGACAACCTGGATGCCGGCACCATGCGTTATGTCGGCAACAGCGTGGTGAAAGGTGCCCTGAAGCAGACATTACGTGCTTCTGCTGCTGGGTCGGATTACATCATGCGTGATGACGGCACTGTGAACGGCTATCAGTTTGTGGTATCCAATCAGATGCAACAGAACGATGTGCTGTTTGGCAACTATGCTGATTGTGTCGTCGGGATGTGGTCTGGCCTTGATGTGGTCGTAGATCCCTACACCCAGAGTGCAAGCGGCCAAGTGATTCTGACCGTACATCAAGACTTTGATGTAGCGGTACGTCGCGCTCAGAGCTTCGCGCTGGGCACCTGATCATGAGGTTGCAGGTTCTTAAGAACTGCAGAGCGGATGGCCGTCACTTCTCGATTGGTGAAGTGACGGACCTACCGGATGGTATCGCCAATGAGTTATTGGCGATGGGTATGGCGTCACTAGCGCCAGAACCTGAACCAGCGCCAGTGATTGAACCCAAGCCACGGCGCAAGACTTCCACCACATCCCTGAAGGAGGGTTAATCCATGGCTATTCAACAACGGAGTCTGGAGCAACTCCAGTCTTATCTGATTCTGGCTCCAACGACCGTCAGCACCAACAACAACACTACTGCAGTGGATGTGAGCGGTGTTGATGGCGACCTGCTGCTGCTGCTGTATGCAGCGGCTGGCGGTGCTGATCAAAGTATTAAGGTGAAGGTGCAATCTGGCAATGCGTCTAATGGCAGCGATGCTGAGGATGTGCCTGGTGGTGCGTTTACTGACCTTGGCAATACCGCTGGGCTGCAGAAGCTGGCGATTGCTCGTGAGCAGGTTGGTAAGTACGTGCGGCTGGCGTTTACCGATAAATCAGCCAGCTTCTCGGCCAGCGTGAATGTGATGGCTGTTGGTGCTGCGCGTTACGCAAGCTGACGATGATCCAGGAGATCGCTGATGATTTCCTGCTGAACGACTTCGGCTCCAGCGTTACTGCTGGGGCCGTTGTTGGTATGGGGATTATGGATCGCCAGAGTCAGGTGATCATGGGCGATCAGGTGGTGACAGTTGATTATGCGTTAACGGTACGAAGTGATCTGTTTAGCTGGCTTGGCTATAACGATCAGATTGTGTACGAGAATGAAGTGTATCGGCTAAGGCATGAACCGCTGAAGCTGGCCGATGGTCGATATAGTGTATTGGTACTTGAGAAAGCTGTGGACCAGCAAGTCACTGTTGTTCTTGATGGTGACTGGCTATGACGTTTCTAAATTATCCAACAAGGATCAAGACATTATATGCAACATCAGCAGCGCTAACGAGTGCTAATCCGGTGTTGCTTGAAGGTGAGTTAGCGACCGAGAAGGATACGGGCAAGGAAAAGATTGGTGATGGCGTTACTGCGTATAACAGCTTGCCATATAAACCAAGTGCTCAAGCTGGTGCTGCATATGTCCACAGCCAGCCGAGTGCAGCGGCGACCTGGACTATTGCTCATAATTTAGGTTTCAAGCCTTCGGTTGAGCTGCTGAACTCTGGCAGCCAAGAGATCGAAGGTGATGTGGTGCATACTAGCCAGAATGTAACTGTGGTGAACTTCACAACCCCTATTGCCGGCTTTGCACGGTTGAACTGACATGGCACGATCCATTCTTACTGACTTCGATTTTGGGTCAGTTTCCAAGATCCTGAACCTGCCGACACCGGCCAGCTCAAGTGAACCGGCGACAAAGGGTTACGTCGATTCAGCGGTTGAAGGTCTGGCGTGGAAAGATTCGGTGCGGGTCAGCACCCAAGGCAACATTGATCTGAGCGCGCCTGGCGCAACGATTGATGGCGTCACGATGAGCAGTGGTGATCGTGTGCTGGTGCGGTCGCAGACGACCCAGAGTCAAAACGGAATCTATGTGTGGAATGGCGCCAGCACCGCCGCTACGCGGTCTCTGGATGCGAGCACGTTTGCTGAGCTGGAACAGGCGGTCGTTACTGTCGAGGAGGGCACTGATGCCGGTGCGACGTTCCGTCAGACGCAGGTAAACGGGACGATTGATTCCAGTGATGTCATCTTCAGCAGCTTTGGAACTACAGCACCGAGCGCTAGTGAGAGCACGGCGGGCATCGCTGAGCTTGCCACGCAGGCTGAGACTGATGCCGGCACCGATGATGCGCGGATCGTCACTCCGCTGAAGTTAAAGACCTGGAGCAGCGCCCCGAAGCGCTATGCGGCGGCCTTTGGTGATGGCAGCGCCACCAGCTACACGATCACGCATAATCTGGCCAGCCGGGATCTGACGGTGGCTGTATACCGCAACTCGGGGAACTATGACGAGGTGGAGTGCGATGTGGAGCACACCACCACCAACACGGTGACGCTGAAGTTTAGTTCGGCTCCTACGTCAAACCAGTTCCGCGTCGTGGTACTTGGCTGATGGCAAAGAAGTTCCTGAGTGGAATTGATCTTAATGGCCAGCTAGCTACCTCAATTGGTGCGAACGTAAGCACTGAAAGGTTGCTCGGCAGGAGTAGTGCAGGGACCGGAGCGATTGAAGAAATCTCAATCGGCTCTGGTCTTAGCCTGAGCGCCGGCACGTTGTCGTCTACTGCTGGCGGCGCACCTGGCGGCAGTACAACGCAAATTCAATACAACAATGCCGGTAGCTTTGGTGGTCTCAGCACGCTAACGACTGATGGTACAGATATTACGCTAAGCGGTAGGTTTATCAGCAGCTTGAATGGTGCTGTTTCTGCACCACCAGGTAGCTTCACTGGCACGTGGTTTACAGGCGGCGATGCTACTACGACCAAGCCTCAGGTGCTGATCGAACCATCAGGCACTACTTCTACTGCGTGGAGCACCAACGGTACGGGGCTTGGTGTTAATGCAGCTAGTGGGTTTACGGGGAACTTGCTAGATTTGCAGGTGGATGGGACGACTAGGTTTTCTGTAGATAGCACAAGCTCTATTGCTTATGTTGAAACTATCAGGCGATCACGCGCTGCTCCAAGTGGCTCAGTAAATGTTGGCGGTGTAGCTCTATCGCCTTTCCTATGCGGTTTACAAGGTACCGCAGAATTTGGCATTGCATCTGGCGGAAACCCAACAACTCCAGATACAAAGCTAGGGAGAGATGCTGCGGGCATCTTCGCCCAACGTAACGACACCAACGCCCAAACCTTCCGCTGCTACGGCACCTTCACCGACGCCAGCAACTACGTCCGCGCTGCGCTGTCTAGCACCAGCACTGATGTCACGCTTGCCGCCGAGACCGCTGGCACTGGCGCTGATGACGTCCCGCTGAATCTGACTGCTGCTGGCGCCGGCACTGTCAAGATGAATAGCGTAGCCGAGGTGGTGGCATCAAGCACTGTTGCCAATCTTCCAGCCACTCCTGCGGTTGGGATGCTCACCCGCGTCACTGATGCCACTACCCCTACGGTTGGATCTACTGTGGTTGGCGG